CATACTAAAGGTTCTAAAACCGTGGTTCACTTTAAAGATCTTACGAAGGCAGCAAAAGAAAGATCTAAACGTGCCTAACTATATGGCAGGAAAGAAAAAGAATAATGGCTAGACAACTAACAGAAAATCAACAGAAGTTTCTTGAAGTATTATTTGATGAAGCTAATGGTGATGTAGTGACAGCTAAGAAACTAGCTGGGTATAGCGACAGTACAGCAACAAGATTAGTTGTTGAAGCGTTGAAGGACGAGATAGCTGATGCTACTCGTTCTTACTTTGCGCGTACTGCACCTAAAGCAGCAATGGCTATGACTAATGCTTTATATGATCCGACTGAGCTAGGCATACGAGATAAGATGTCCGCTGCTAAAGACTTGTTAGATCGTGCAGGATTAGGTAAAGTAGATCGAGTTGACGTAAGTTCTTCTGGGGGAGGAGTATTTATATTACCAGCTAAAGAAGGTACAAACGAATAAAGAGTTGGGAAAGAGACACGATAGGTTTTTGGGAACTACCAAAGCCCCGTAAAGGCCAAGAAAAAAATTGGCATACAATAGCTAGAGTGTCCATAAAACAAATTCCTTTTGGCTATAAAGTTAACCCTGATAATGAAAGACTATTAGAGCCAATACCTCACGAATTAGAAGCACTACATCTTGCTAAACAACACGTCAAACAGTATAGTTTAAGGGATGTTGCACAATGGTTAACACGGCAAACAGGGAGAAGTATCTCCCATATGGGTTTAAAGAAAAGAATAAGCATTGACCGAAAACGTAAGAAAACAATTATTATTAAAAAGCGACTTGCCCAACGCCTCCAAAAAACGCTACAAGAGATCGAAAAACTCGAAGAAGATAAAGTTGGAGCCTACTCAAGTAACAAAAGTTAAACAACCTACTCCAATACCTGCAGTCCCGATGGCTGCACCGTTTGACACAGAAGTTGCCCAAGATATAGTATTTAAACCTAATGAAGGTCCACAGACAGATTTTTTGTCTTCATCAGAAAGAGAAGTTTTGTATGGTGGGGCTGCAGGTGGTGGTAAATCTTATGCAATGCTGGCAGATCCGTTACACGGATTAAACAGTCCCAACTTTAGTGGGCTACTAGTCAGACACACAACTGAGGAACTCCGTGAACTTATACAAAAAAGCCAAGAACTATACCCTCGTGCAGTACCAGGTATCAAATGGTCTGAAAGGAAAAGTCAGTGGATCTCGCCTAGAGGTGGACGACTTTGGATGTCGTACCTCGACAAAGATATGGATGTTACACGTTATCAGGGTCAGGCGTTTAATTGGATCGGCTTTGACGAATTAACACAATGGAGTTCTCCCTACGCTTGGGACTATATGAGGTCTCGTTTGCGTAGTGCTTATGCATCCGAACTAGGTCTGTATATGAGAGCAACAACAAACCCAGGAGGGTTAGGACACCAATGGGTTAAAAAAATGTTTATTGACCCTTCTCCGTCAAGAAAACCGTTCTGGGCTACAAATATAGAAACAGGGGAAGAAATACGCTTTCCTAAAGGACACACTAAAGAAGGACAACCTTTATTCAAACGCAGATTTATTCCTGCTAGTTTGTTTGATAATCCTTACCTAGCTGAAAGTGGAGACTACGAAGCAATGCTTCTCTCTCTACCTGAACATTCAAGAAAGCAATTACTTGAAGGTAACTGGGACGTAAATGAAGGTGCAGCGTTTCCTGAATTTAACAGAAAGATACACGTAGTTGACCCATACAAGATACCAACTAACTGGACTAAGTTTAGAGCGTGTGACTACGGATACGGAAGTCATACAGGAGTTGTTTGGTTAGCTGTAGCACCAGATGAGTCACTAGTAATATACAGGGAACTGTACTGTTCTAAAGTTACAGCAACAGACTTAGCTGATATGATACTTGACGCAGAAAAAGAAGATGGCACAATACGATACGGAGTACTTGATAGTTCACTGTGGCACAATAGAGGGGACACTGGTCCTAGCCTAGCTGAACAAATGAATATGAAGGGGTGTCGGTGGCGACCTTCAGATAGATCAAAAGGATCTAGGGTATCAGGAAAGAACGAACTACACAGGCGTTTACAAGTAGATGAGTTTACAGAAAAACCACGAATAGTGTTTATGTCTACCTGTACTAATACAATAGCACAGTTACCAGCTATTCCATTAGATAAGCGTAACCCAGAAGACGTAGATACTAATGCAGAAGACCATTTATATGATGCTTTAAGATATGGCATTATGACAAGACCTAGAAGTTCTATATGGGACTTCAACCCAGCAACACAACGATCAGGCTTTCAAGCGGCTGATCCTAGCTTTGGATATTAAATATGGCAGAAATAAACGACCTATCATTTGAAACAGACGATGTAGTAGCCGCGCAAGATGCAGAAGATAAAATCTTTGAATCATCTAATGCGGTTGTTTCTTTTGTATCAGAAAGATTTAAACGTGCAGAGGATGCCAGAGAAGGGGATGAAGAACGATGGCTAAGAGCGTATAGAAACTATAGAGGCTTATATGGACCAGATGTACAATTCACTGAAACGGAAAAGTCTCGTGTATTTGTTAAAGTCACGAAGACTAAAACATTGGCTGCATATGGTCAGATTGTGGATGTTCTATTTGGTAATAACAAATTCCCTTTATCTGTGGACCCTACTCTTTTACCTGATGGTGTTAGTGAGTCAGTACATATTAATATAGACCCAGCAGCAGAATCTGGACTTGATAGTATAAAGTCTTCTTTTACAGACAGCCCACCAAAACCTTATTTAATTGGCCCAGACACAGAATTAAAACCTGGGGAGACACTAAGAGACTTACAAAAAAGACTTGGTGGTATGGAAGAAAAATTAGCTCCTATAGGTGAAAAACTTATTGAAGGGGGTGGAGGCACAGCTACAACGGTCACTTTCCATCCTGCTATGATCGCAGCTAAAAAGATGGAAAAGAAAATACACGACCAACTAACTGAGTCTGGTGCATCTAAGCATCTTCGTAGTATGGCATTTGAAATGGCCTTGCTAGGTACTGGTGTAATGAAAGGTCCTTTTGCATTAGATAAGGAATACCCGAACTGGGGCGAAGAAGGGGAGTATGATCCTCTTATCAAGACTGTTCCAGCAACAAACCACGTATCGGTGTGGAACTTCTATCCTGACCCAGAAGCTGCTAGTATGGATGACGCAGAGTACACAGTTGAACGGCATAAAATGTCTCGTAACCAACTAAGAGCTTTAAAAAGTCGCCCATACTTTATGGTTGATGGTATTGAGCAAGCAATAGATATCGGTGCTGACTATACATTAAAGCACTGGGAAATGAATATGGAAGATGATGATGCTAAACATAACGCATCAGAACGGTGGGAAGTCCTAGAGTTTTGGGGATTTGTTGACATCGACATCCTTGAAGATAACGGGGTTAGTATCCCTAAAGAATTAAAAGATTTACCAGAAGTGAACTGCAACATCTGGTGCTGCAATGGAGAAGTGCTACGAATGGTATTAAACCCATTCAAACCTGCACGTATCCCATATTACGCTGTTCCATTTGAACACAACCCATATAGTTTCTTTGGTGTAGGTATTGCCGAAAACATGGACGATACCCAAACACTAATGAACGGCTTTATGCGTATGGCGATTGATAATGCTGCGCTATCTGGTAATCTTATTATCGAGGTTGACGAAACCAACCTTGTGCCAGGACAGGATATGTCAGTGTATCCAGGTAAAGTATTCCGCAGACAAGGGGGTGCGCCAGGGCAAGCATTGTTTGGTACTAAGTTTCCTAATGTAGCACAAGAGAACCTGCAATTATTTGATAAAGCTAGAGTGTTAGCTGATGAAAGCACAGGCTTCCCTAGTTTTGCTCACGGACAGACTGGTGTGTCAGGTGTAGGACGTACTGCGTCAGGTATATCTATGCTAATGTCTGCTGCTAATGGTAGTATACGTTCTGTAGTTAAGAATGTAGATGACTATCTAATTGCTCCTATGGGCAGAGCTTTCTTTGCTTTTAATATGCAGTTTGATTTTGACCCAGACATACGTGGTGACTTAGAAGTTAAAGCTAGTGGCACAGAAAGTCTAATGGCTAATGAGGTACGTAGTCAACGACTAATGCAGTTCTTAGGTACAGTGCAAAACCCAGCATTAGCACCGTTTGCTAAAATGGACTTTATCATTAGAGAAATAGCTAAGAGTATGGACTTAGATCCAGACAAAGTAACTAACTCCTTACAAGATG